GTGGTCGAAGCTGCTGAAATAAAAGACAAATACTCATAAATCGAGTCGGTCTCAAGAACCGGTGCAAATGCCGCGCACTGTTTACTTTCAGTACTCAGTGGAGAAGCAACCACACGCTCCACAGAAAAATGCCACATGTCTGGATATTCACCTTCTTCCGGATCGGAAGTTTTTGCACCATCCAGCATCCTAGCATGGGGTTCTGCATTCTCATCCTGAGAAAACTCCTTCTTCAGGGTGACAGTGACCACATAGTTCCATCTCCTCATGATAGCAAGTGTATTCATGTAGTAAGAATGTGCATTGAGATCCTTCGTGTTAGTAGACGCTTGCAGAAGCTGACATAGGACAGGAGTCCTACCCTTGTCTGCTAGCTCTGCTTGTGGAGGGCAATAAGAATTGTTGTTGCGAATCTGCAAAATCTCAGCCATTGAAGGATCAAGACCCAAATTTGGATTGAGGTTGGCAATGTCATCGACAACAATGGACCACATTTGAGTGGCGAAACCCGAGAAATACGGTTCCGCCGATGTACGAGAGTACTTGAACTCATCACCTTCAGGCAAGCAGTGTGTCTTGGCAAAATGTGAATGCGTCAAATCTTGGAGCGTGGTCTTAGCTAAGCTAGAGCCTCCGTAATACAGTATAGAGAAAGGTGCGTCACGAGAGGCGCGAGCGGCACGTTTAGTGAGCTCATGAGCTTTGATCAACTCAAGGTCTGCGACCATCTTTCTAATGCCCATGGCAACAGATTTGTCGGTCTCATACTTGACGATGGCTCGCCCTTTTTCTAGAGCATCCGCAAGCTGTCCAAGGAACTCGTGGTACGAAAATCCACAGGCATCGGGATTGTGGAGAGCCTGGGATTTCATCTTCAGGTCATAATACTGATCACTCCAACTCAAATACGATGAACTACTAGCCAACAACGGACTCCATGAGCCAGTCTGATAGCAGTCAACAAGACGCTCAAGCAAGCTAGTGACACTGTCAAATATGGACGACAAGAAACCAGTGGTAGAACTATACTCCTTAGAAAGTGCTTCCTTTTCCGCTGCACTATAAAAGTGGTCATCAAAGGACAATCCAAGTTTCGCCATCGTTGCAAATGAAACAACATACAACATGACCCGTTTAAACTTAATTAAAAGTGGGTGACGTGTGACGGCCGTAGCTTTGGCCGCCAACCTTCTCAGCGTAGTGAAGATATTCTCATCGCTTCCTGATTGAAGTGTACCGTTGCCAGATCTGAAGATCGAAACAGCTTTTTGAACAACGTCCGAAAACATAGCGCAAGCGCTTCGACCCGTATAAGCCTTGAGGAACTGCAAAATCGCAATCCCCACGTCCTCAAAGTCTCGAGCTCGAAATAATTGCCTGATGCAAATAAACATTGACTCCACAATGGGGAGATCGACATTCGGAAATTTCGAAGCCTCTTCATCTAAAGAGTGGTCCGACCAAGCATCGAGCTCGGAAGGTAACCATGCTGTTGAAATATTGTCATTTCCCATTGAGGGGAACATTTTATCAACATCCACGAACAGAGGACAAGAGTCCTCTTCATCATCATCTTCATCATCTGAGCAGTTCTCAGATTCTGATGCTTGCAACACACCTCGCGGCATGTTACGTAGAAAGTTTTCGCACTCGAAAGCTATAGTGTACACTCGAAATGGAGCGTACACGGGATAGTTCTTACTATCGTCATAGGTTGCCTGTACGGCGGGCTGGTGGAAAAAAGCGGGGTTAATCATTGTGTTGTAACTCTGTTTCTTAAAAGCTGTGTTATTCAGGGAAGCACCCTATAGGTTGGGACTGGAACCCTACTCCATATAAATTCATGACATTGACTGAGTGTGTACTGGGGGCTAGTTAGACACAGCCTTTTCCCACTGTCACCAAATGGTGATGAACCCCGAACGCTGCGACGTGAGACAAATCCATTATGTCTGAGAGGTCTGCAGGAAAAAACCTTACAGAATTGGGGGTGACAGTTTGCACATACAAAGGTGTCATGAAAGTGTTAAATAGAGAGATTCATTTTAGAAACTAGACAAGTTGTTTTTTAAATTTTTATGAGTCCTCTAATACATTGACTAAAATACATATACTCTAAACTAATTTTTTCTTTTTGTAATGAGACATATATGGGGGGTGTATATTTAGTTCATGCGCTTACCAGCGCGTAAGAAACAAAATGAGAAGATAAACTTTACATAAGTCCAACAAGATACAAGTCGATGCCGATTAAGCAATCGATAATAAAACAAACATATCTACAATAAGCGTTAAGCTTCTTTCCGGGTATACCGGTGAATACTTAAGTTAAAGCGATTAATGTTGAATTAATTCGTAATACTTAACTCCGCGGAATAAACGGAAAAGATATTGATCTTTGTTGAGAAACATGCGTGGAAAA